TCAACAAGGTGTTTATTTAGAAGTAGCACCTGAGAAAGACCCACGAACACAGCAAATGCCACAATTACCATACATTGTGTTTAGTAGGTCTGGATCTGATATTACTGATGAATCTGCCTTGTGTGGTACCAGATATTATTCCATTCCAGTATATAGAATAACTGTATGGGATAATAAAAATGGAAGTATCAGTTATGCAAGGCTTAAACAAATTATAGAAAGAGTGGATACATTGCTTTCTAATCAAAGCGTTGTTGATTCTGGCATTAAGTTTTATTGTCAGAGATTTGATACTGATCAGCCGTTTGAAGTCGGTTCAGATGGCAGAGTCGATTATGGGTTAACCATTTTATATCGTTTCAATACAATAGTATAAGAGGTAATAATTATGCCACAACCGGTTTTAGTTTCTGACGCAACAGTCGAGGTCAGCTTTGGAGTTGATCCTCAAAGTACAGGTGGTGCTGGTAGTATTCCTGCAACACCAACCAATGACATTCAATGTTTAGCTACTAGTGTAAGAGTTAGCATTTCAGGTAGAACAATTGATCTTTCAACTCTTTGTTCAACAACTGAAGCTACATTCCAAACAGGTCAAACTGGTACACTTGAATTAGAGCTTTATGTTGACGATACACAAGGTCCAGTATTCCTTTACAAAGAAGGATATCTCTGCAAGGTTAAAATTATTCCAGGTGGTTCTGGAAGTACATTAACTTACCAAGGTCTTGTCACTGATGTTACAAATACATTTGCACCTGGAGAAGTCGAGCGAGAGACAGCGACTATCAAACTTGGAGCATTTGGATTTACAGCTGTTTATGTTTGATAATTAAAAAGGATATATATGATTAAAGGTTTATCAAAGGTCAAGAAAGTTGAGTCTAGACCATCGGTTAAAATCGATTTAAGTGAATATGCTGAAGAAGATTGTTTTGTAGAACTAAGGGAGCCAAGTGCAAGTTCATTGTTTCCTGATAATGCTGTTTTACATAAGCTTAAAATCAAGTTTCCTGCATATCCTGAAGCAATGATTTATCAAATTGCTTTACTAGGCAAATGTTATGTTGACCAACCTGGCGAACCTGAATCTATGAATCCAATGGTAGATTTTGGTGAGTTGGCTAAGAACAATAAAGAATGTTTTTACCACATTCTTACAGAGTTTTTAAATGCCTTCCCAACTTCTAACTTTGATGAACGGGTAACAGAAGCAAAAAACGGTTAATCGGATGTTCGCCCCAGATATTGTATTTCAGCGTTAAGTATCTGGGGAGACATCCGAAAGAAACCAATCTTTCAATAGATGATTTTGCTGAAGTTGCTTATATTTGTAGAGAAATTGAAAAGGCTGAAAACGAAAAAGCAACAGCAATATTAAAAGCGTTGATGGGAAGTAGACTATGACATTCGCAGAATTAGTTATTAAATTCGAAACACAAGGTGATAGCACTACTAAAACATCAATTCGTAATGTCACTGCTGAATTAAAAAATGTTGAAAATGCTTCTGTGTCTGCAAGTAATAAATTTCAACAGTCTTTTGGAAAAATAACTACATCTATTCGGTCAATTAATTTTAATAACTTAAACTCTCAGTTTTCTCAAATGTCTACTGCAATTACTCCAGCTATGAGTAATTTACAGAGTACAGTTACTACTTTATCTGTTTTAAAATTAGCATTAAAAGACAGTTCAGCTGGAAATTTTGCAAAGAACTTTACTACTGGTATTTTTCAAATGCAAAAATCTCTATTAGATTTTCAAAGAAAAAGATTAGTAAATAAAACTTTTGATTTCATAGGAAAATTACCAGGTGTAGAAACCATTCAAGAAGAAGGTAGAACTGGCTTTAGACCAATGGCTGATGCTACTATTGCACAAAGATTAGCTTTTGAAAAACTTAGAAAAAAAATGGAAGAGTCTTATCTAGCAAAACAAAGACTTGACCAAAAATTAAATACACCTGCTGGACAAGAACAAATTCAAAAATATGCAGAAGGTATTCAATCTGTAATTACTGGATTTGCAGGTGTAGCTAGTGTAATTCTTCAAGTGGCTAAAGCTATCACTGTTGCAATATCAGCTATTTATGCTTTTAATGCTGCAGTTATTCAATCTACAGTTCAAGCAGCATTTAACTTTGAGGAATTACAAGGAAGATTAGCTGCATTAAAAGGCCCTGCAAAAGCTAATGATATTATTGACTTTGTAAGAAAATTAGCAGAACCATCAAACTTTACCACTGACCAACTTGCAAATTCAGCTGTTCAATTAGAAGCTTTTGGATTAAATGCAAAACGTATCCTTCCTACAATTGCTCAACTTGGAATGGCTTTTGGTGCTGATGCTGAAAAGCTTAGACTTCTCACTGATATGTTTGGAAGATTAAGCCAAGGACAACTTCCTGATGTTCAAGTAATGGCTCAATTTGGTCTTTCTAAATCTAAGTTGATGAAAGAAGGCATCAAGTTTGACAATCAAGGTTCATTAGTAAGCTCAACAAGAGAAGTATTTGTTGCTATTGAAAAGATAGTCAACAGAGAATATAATAAAATCTTTGAAACTATGGCTAACACTGGTAATGCAAAGTTAGCTTCTGTTACTGACGTATTTGAAAGATTAAAAATACAAGTTGGTAATTCCTTGATGGATGTAGCTAAAAACTCATTAAATAGTTTAGCTGGACTTTTATCTGCTATTGAAAGAACTGGCATATTAGAAAAAGTTGCACAAACAATGATTTTGCCTTTTCAAGCTTTAGCAAATGTATTTACTGGAAAAGATAAAAGCATTGGAAATATTCAAATGACAATGGCCACTTGGACTGGTGGTTTACTTGCTGCATTTGAAGAAATTAATATTCAAGTATCTTTATTTGTTGAACAACTTGCAAGAGTTTCTAAACTAGCTTTAATATTTCAAACAGGCCAAGGATTTACTAAAATAAAAGAAGTTGGTGGTTTGATTGCTGATATTGCTAAAGGTACAAGAGGTCAATTTGCACCAGGAAGAGCAATCAATAAAGGCACTGACTATGCAATGATGATATTAGACCAGCTGCAAAATCCTGGTAAAGCAACTAATATTAATGATTTAATTAACAAATCTAAACTCACAGATTTTGGTAAGCTTGAAGACTTACTTAAAAATGATAAAACAAAAGATAAACAAACAAGAGCTTTAGATTTAATCGCACAAAACACTAAGACTCAAAATGAATTAACACTTAGAAATATGACTTATGGTGGTGGAGAATTAGCTGCTCAAGGTTTATCAATGGTTCAAATGAGTGGCTTTAGAACTGTATCAAGTCCACAAATAAATGCTGCTAACGATATACAAAGAGGCGTTGAAAAAATTGTCAGAGGATATGCTAACTCTAACACATTGAACTTTAGTTTTCGGAGAAGTTAATGCAAAATAATTACTATTCTCTTTGTGATATCAAAGTTATTGTAGATTATCCTCAAGAAAGACAAAACAGATTAGGTCCATATACATTTGCTACTGACGGAACACAATTAGATGCTGGTTCTGCAGTCAATTGTATGATTGATCCTGTTACTTTGTCTGTTTTTGGTACTCCACTTCCAAGGACAGAAGAATGGAATGATAAAACTACTCCATGTACAGGCCATTATTATAGATTTCAAAAGAGTGATTTCACATTTACTGGAACTGGTGGATCAACACCATGGCTTGTAAACAACTATAGAAAAGCTGGAGATACCTATATAGTTTGTGGTTCAGGTACTACTGCTGTTCAGCAAGCTCCAGTGCAATTAACTAATGGTGTTTCAAGAAATGAACCATTATTCTTTTCATATTCTAAACTTCAAAAGAAAGAATCTTATGATGGAGTATTAGTTAAACTTTTCTGGGCTAATTCTACAAATCCTGATAAAGATACTCAATTACATTTTAAAACTGATGGTTCTTGTGATGTTTACAGAGGATATAAAACTCTTACTGGAAACATTTTTGTAGAGGTAGGAACATCTTTAGTAACAACAGTTTATGAACCTATAAGTGGTGTTTATCCTGGTAAGTTTTTAACAGAAGTTTCTGCAGGTGATAAAATTATATTACCAAATGGAATGATTCTTGGTACTGTTGCTTCTGTTGCAAGTGATGCTCAGTTTTCATTAACTGCTAACGTTACTGAAACTTATGAAGGTGCAGCAAGTTGTACTAAAACTCCTAATAAAGTTCAGTCTTATTCTAGAACTGAATCAAATTATAATCAGTCTAGACCAATAAGTACAACCGCTAATCCTAACGATCAATATAATGATGTTTATATAATTCCATGTAGAGGTAAAGAATTATTAATTTTAACCTCTTATGGTCTTAATTTTAGTCACAGTTTTGATGATTTAAATGTTCCAGATCCTCCAGCAAATATGTCGATTTATAATCTACAAATTGCTCCAGTAGATCCTCCAAACTTTACAAGTCAAAACATAATTTTGCCTTCTGGAGACTTTAGTATTGTAATTCCTGCTGGTAAAGTGCAATTTCAGTTAGCTAAGTTATATTTCTTAGATAACTGGTCAATTGTATCACAGAAAATACAAACATCTTCTGCACCACCTCAATTACCATCATTTTTAAATGGTACATTATCATGTGCATTTGGAAGTACTGAAATTACTGGAACAGGAACTTCTTTTTCAACTCAATTATCTGCTGGTAATGAAGTTTATTTTTATAGTGGTTTAACAGATACTTATTTAGGCACAATTCAAAGCGTAACTAATAATACTAGTGCATATTTAACTCAACCAACAGAATATAAGCTTACAGATTCGAATTACAATGTTCAAGGAAATCTTACTGGAACTATATCTGTTAATAAAAACTCAGCCGTTGTAACTGGTACTGGAACATCATTTATTCCACAATTAGCAGTTGGAGATTGGATTTTTACTAGTGATGGTAGACAAATAGGACAAATTGCTCAAGAAATAAGTAATACAACTGTTAATATATTTGATAATGCAAACTTTACTTATTCTGGAACATATAGAAAAAATATAAATCAATATTCAGATAATTTTACCAATGCACAAGCTGAGTTTTTTAGCAGTGTAATTCCAACTTCTGCTGATAATTTATCATTAAATTACTATATCACTAACAGTACTAACTCTTATGAAAATAGTCAATTAGAAGCTGGATTAAAATTATTTAATAATGTTAACGATTCTTTTAAGATCAAAATAATTCAAAAGAACGAAGATGATGCTTCATCTACTGCATCTTCAGATAAAGGATTCATGTTTTATTCTGTTGATGATATTTTTGTCTTAAAAAATGAAAAAACATCTGATTCTTCAGTAGATATTACAAGTGCTATTGAACAAATGAGTATTGATCGTTCGGAAACAGGTCAATATACTCTTAATTTCTCTGCTAGAAAACAATTACTTGATGATTTAGGAATGTCTAAACCATTACAAACTGCAAATAGATCAGTTAAAGTAATGCTTTCTCCAAGACAAATATTAATTACAGGTACTATTTCAAAAACTGGAAATACAATTAATGGAGTAGATACTTTATTTACTCAAGAATTATCAGTTGGTAATTATTTATATTTAGAAGATGGAACTTTCTTAGGCATAATTGAAAGTATTGCTAGTGATATTCAATTAACTATATGGTCTTACACAGCTAACACTTATATAGCTGAAAACGCCTCAATATATCCAAAATACAGCGATTTTTTACTATATGAAGGATATTTAAGCTCACCTGAAATAACTTACTTAAATGCCGCTTTAAGTAGTGATAATGGATATGTTCCTAACTACGAAAAATATGCTCTATTATCTTATTCTGCTATAGATAAATTGCAATATTTAAACAAAATATATTATTCAGAAGCACCTAACTTTGATAGTGTAGCTCTTCCAGACATTATTGAAACAAATATAATTTTTGGTGGACAAGGCAACAATGATATTAATAATAATGATTTAATAATATCAGATACTATCAGTACATATCAAGTACCATTAAACAGAAACAACAGTAATGGACAATACAATTTTATAGCTAATCTTGGAGACAACGTAGGTGGATATATTGAAAAACTACGTTCAGATTATGCTCAAAACTTTGTATTCTTCTCAAGACCTGACTGGTATCCAAAAGATGTTAGTCAAAATGGATGGACTAATTATTCAGCTTTTAAATTCATGGATCAAGACTATACAGTTGATTATTCACCAACATATAGTTTGTTTTTAAATGAATTTCTTGCCACTGATTTATTTGGAGTTGATACTTGGGATGCTTGGAAACCATCAATTAGAAGCTTAAAAAGAACTTATGAAGCACCAGAAGCAAATAGGATTTATATTGTTGGTTTAGATAAGACAAATGGATCAAGATTACAATATCTTTTGAACGATCATGATTCTCAAAATCCTTACACTTTACCTGCTGATAGACCTACAAATTGGCTTGGTGCAATTAGTCCTTTTGTTATGATTAATGATAAGCTTAACACCACTACTGATGTTGTTCAAGCTGCAAATCAATTCTATGCAAAATTGTCATCAGGAAGAAATATAATTGAGTTTGAAGCTGATTTAATTACAGCAATTGATCCGTTCCAATTTTATCTTCCAAATAATAGAGTTTCATTATCTGGATCTATTATTGTTGATCAAGGAAGTACATCTGTTTTAGGTACTTCAACTTATTTCACTACTGAGTTACAAGTTGGAGATTATTTATATCTAGAAAATGGTGCGAAAATTGGATATGTAAAATCAATTGAAAGTGATTCTGGACTTACTCTTGTTAATGGTTCTTTAGCAGATAGTAATGGTGAAGAAAAGTTTTTCAATGATTACACACAATATTTAGAGCAATATAGATATTATGATATTGGTGATATTGTTGGATTATATGATGAGTTTGGAATTGTAGTTTATTATAAGATTCTTTCATGGTCTTGTCAGTTTATTAAAGAAACTACTACAGCTGATTATATCAATGCTAGACGTGCAATTTATAGAGCTAAACAGATTAATTATGATCCACTAATTGTTACATCTAATGCTCCAATATTTGCATTTAATTATAATCAAATACCTGCTGCTAACCAATGGATTGTTACTCAAGGTAATGAATTAAACTTTACTGTTCTTGCAATTGAACCAAGTACAACAGATACTATTACATATACTTTGAATAACGAACCAACTGGAATGACTATTGGTTCGTCAACTGGAACTATTAGTTGGACACCTACCTCTTTACAACAAAATCAAATATTCGAAGATATAGAAGTAGTAGCATTTGATGGGGTTAATTCAACATCATATTTCTTTAGCGTAAGGGTTTACGATACAATCTAATGTCTTTATCTGGCGATTATTTAGATACTATAACTTCTCGTGGTGGAAGAAACTCTGGAATTACTTTTTTAGGTAATTTCGATATTAAAATATTGATGGTTGATCCTTCATTTCCTTTACCACCAGAGTTTTATGAATATAATAGATTAGTTGACAAAGTATACATTGGAAGTCATTTTGGTTTTGAGTTCCAATTAGATTTTTACTATGTTTTAAAAGGATCAGCTGTACCACCAAATGTAGGTTTTTGGCGTTGGACAGTACTATGTGATGTCAAGATTGTATATCCTGATGGTTATATAAAATCTCAAACAGTTTCTTTAGGAACAGAATTGGTTGATCCTGCTATTGAAGATTACAAAGAAGTTGCTTTTCCAATTTCTTTTAGTTCTACAAGTGTTTTTAATCCTGATAAAAGAGTAACGCTAACTGAGGATGCATCATATTTTTATCATCCTCCATTTACTACTTTAGATTTATATGAAGAAATACCAACTACAACAGTAGAATCTCTTTCAGTTACAGTAACAGGATTAGATTCTGCTACAGTTACAGAAAATGCACATGCTTTAACTGTTGATGCAACTACTGAATATAACTATACTATTACTACTGATTTGCATTCAAAAGGTTCTACTGCTGGTGTTCAACCATTACAGATTTCTAATTTAACCTTAAATGAATTAATAATTCCAGACTATACATATTTGCATGTAATTAATAGTAATAACTACTTTTATCAAACTACTTCTGTTGATGCAAAAATACAGGGTACAGATGATGCTTTTGGTGTTTCTGTTGAAAATCAAATATCTGCATCAACAAATGTTACTTTAGAAAGAAATATTAAAAATAAAGGCATTATTAATTCTTGGCAAAGTTCTTATCCAGATGCATTAGATGTTGATATTGCAAAGTTTGATATTACAGGAAGAACTATCACTGTACCTGGTGGATCTTTTGATGAATCTGAAACTTATCAAAAATATAGTTTTAATTCAACTATTACAATTGCAGGAACAGGAAATACACAATCTTTAATTTTTAATAATTTACCAACTGGATATATTCAAAATACAATTGATTCTGCTTCTTTAGTTGCAAATGGTGATTATGCTGATGCTGTAAGGCTTCCATTTAGAGGTTGGTGGAAGCCTGGTGCTGATATTTATCATTCTAAAAATACTGTTTTATCTGGAGTTGGAAATACTAGAAATGTTGATTACAATTTTTCAGGATACAGATATTTAGATATTACTGGTGCATCTACAACTGCTTCTGATGAAACTGCAAAATTCACTGTTTCTTGGGATGGTATTGATGTAATTTTAGAGAAGGATTTAATATTTTCTCCAGGTTCACAAACTAAAAGAATTGATTTATGTTTTGGTGGTATAGCACATACTTTATTTCCTGATATACAAGGTCAAGATAATCCTTATCCAAGAGTTAATTACATATTTGGTAATACAGTTGGAGCAGTTCAATACAATTCTGATATGTTTGGTATTGGACAAGTTAAAAAAATACAAACCACTGGAAATGTAAATATAAGTGAATATAAACTAACTCGTGAAGATAACACTGGAAAAGCATCATTTATTGCTCCATTTTCTACAGGTCAAACAGCTGCAGGTACTTCTTCTAATGGATTCTCTAATTGGCAAACTGATTCTCCAACTAGATCATTTTGGAGTAGAAGATTTTGGGAACAAGATGTAAGTGGAAAAAATGAAGAAGAGTTTGATTATGGTTTTGAATACCTTTTAACTAGTGGTATAGCAGCAAGTCAATACGCAATATCTGTACAGGTATTATGCGACAATATAAATGACCGTAGAGATATTAATAATGTTAAAATACATACAGGTTGGTTAGCTTCTCCATCTTATGATTCTGGAGCTGTAGGTACTAATGAATCATTATTTAATAAAGATGCAGCTTATTGCTCATGGTTGAATGGTTTTGGTCAACAATGTATTGCTGGAATTAGTGATTTTTCAATTCTTAGAGATTTATCAGAAGAATATGGTAGTAGAGATATTTACACTCAACTAATATTTGATCGTTTAAATTGTAATTATCCTCCAGATTACTATGATCCTTTCCAATTAGAAGCACCTGGAGAAACAGATCTTTTACTTTACTCTTTTAGCTGTTTAAGATCAGCAGCACATGGACTAGTACAAGAATCTTTATTAGGACAAGTAGTTAACTTAGAAGATACAAGTGCAAATATATGGGGTCAAGGTACTACAGATATAGTAGGTTCTTATCAAACTGGATTACCTGGAGGATTACCTGAGAATGCTGGAAGAATTGGATATGTTACTGGCATTATTCCAATTACAAAAGTATTTACTGCTAAAAGAGATAGAGGTTCTTTTTATCTAAACATTCCTACTACAGGTAATATTCTTTCTGCTGATATCAGCGGTTTTTACCAACATTTGATAGGTTTTAGTAATGCTGGGACTCTAAACCTTATTCTTTCAGATTCATTCAATTTTTCCACCTTTATTTATCTAGTAACAAACGTAACTAGTATTACAAATGGTGCAGTTAGATGGAAAAGAAAAACTAGTGATAATCAAATTATTGCTACAGTTGAAGAATCATCTGGAAGTGTTAAAAGATATGAATTTGATAATTTAATTACTGGAGTAGCTGGAATGGCAACAACTTTAGGTACTGGAACACAACCAGCATTAGCAATTAATAATAATGGATTTGAATTACATTTCTTTAGAACTACTGATGCTGGTGGATCAATTAAAAGAGTTGGTATTGACAATAATGGAGATATTATAATTCCAGCTTCAATTGTAGTATCTGGAAATGTAACTACTAATGGATTAGCAGCATACTGGTATGACGATATACCTTATTTAGTTTATTCACATGCTACTAATGGAATCACAGTAGTCAAATCTGATGACTATGGCAATACATTCAGTTAACAAAAAAAATACCTCTAAGAAATTAGAGGTATTTTTTTTAGGTTAGGAGAAGGTATTTGTATGTAGTTAAATGATAGATACAAACATATTATACCAAATGATTAATCAAAATCAATACATACCTGAGCCTTGTTTTTTCCTATCAATTTTAAGTGATAGGGATCAATTAACGTTCATTCTACTACAACAACAAATTATTGAAGAAATCACTAGTAAAACCAGTCGTTTTCATGTGATTGAGGATATTCTCTTATGTTAATTAACATCACCGATAAAAGAATTTTAGTTTGGTTAGCTAATGAATTGAAACGATAAAAAAAGAAAGACTGGGATTTTACTCTCAGTCTTTTTAATATCAATTATAAAATGGCTCTACTTTATTTTACATACAAGATTCATGTAAAAACTCTCTTGTATATTTTTTCTGTAATTCTTTCAAATTGATCATTTGATATCTAAGATGGATCTCTTTGTAATCCTCTTTCTTCTTCTTCTCAAATTCCTCATCTTGCTTTCTAATCTTTTCAAGATCAACATCTTCAAATGCTTTCATAAACTCTTCAAATACTTGCTCTTTATCCATGCTCTTATTATAACTGTATTTCTTATAATTGTCAAATTCAGTTTTTCCTGTAATCAAACTTTCTTTGATAGGAAACATGATAATTCTATTCTTATTATCTTAGAGAATTCTTGGATCTTGAGAAAGAAGACGAATTGTTTAGCCTATGATTGTTTGACACCTAATAAAATCGTCAAACAAAAATTAGCTAATCGTCAAACAAAAAATACTCAAGTGTCAAACAAAAATTACTAAATCGTCAAACAAATATTATTTGTATTTTTGTTTGACGGTTGTATGTTGCAGGTCAGTTTTATTTGGTTGTGGTATAGTATATTTGGAAGTCATTCCACTCGCCTCAAAATGTCTGTAGAGAGATTGCAAGCTCTCTACAGATCAGCGAATAGGAATGGTCCAGAGGCGAATTATGAATGAAAAAGTGTATGAGTCTGTAAAGTCTCAAGTAGAATCAATTATTTTTAACAGAGAGCTTGATAATCTTTCTGGTTACTATCTTTCTTTTCCTGATTATATCAACGTAATCCATGATAATCAAAATCTTTACAAATCAGAATTACAAACTTTTATTAATTATGCAATATGTAATAACTTATCGATTGATAAAAATACAGTTGGATATGATTTTTTAACTGAAAGATTAGGTCACCTTTCTTACAAATATGCTAATCAAAAAAAAGAAAATATTGAGGATATCATTATCAGTCCAGAAAATCAAGAGATAAGCAATAAAAGAAAAGTTGGAAGACCTAAAGGTTCAAAAAATATTATTAAAGTAAATATTCCAAGACATAAAATTATTGATAGTCAAATAATTCCTGCAATTCAAGATTTAATTTGGTATCGATCTGGAATGTTAGCAAAAGAAATAATTAATCAATTAGATCTTGATGAATCAATTGTGAAATTAGCATTTGGTAAATTGCATGAATATTCAGGGACTCATTGGATTAAACAAAAGAAAAAACTTCCTAATGGTGGAATATGTGAAAGATATTATCCAATTAAGGACAGATCTGGATATTTTTATGATGGTAAATTGATGTCCCTCGGTGAAATATCTAAAATAACTGGAAAATCTAAGCAAATCCTTTCATATAGAATAAAGAAAGGCTTGAACCATATTGAAGCTATAAACAATCAAATTAATGATAAAATGATACGAAGAAATCCAAATAAACAATAGAAAGCATAGAAATGCAAGATTTTGAAAAATTACTTGATAGAGTCATTCCAGAATCAGACAAGCTTAAAGATTATGTTTACACTCTTTTACTCGAAAATAATAATTATTATGTTGGATATACTAACAACATATATAAAAGAATGAAACTACATTTTACAGGCAAAGGTAGTGACTGGACTAAATTACATAAGCCAATTAAAATAATCAAAATAGTAGAAGGTAATACAAAAACAGAAACTCAAGAAACTTTGAACTTGATGAAGAAAAAAGGTTCAAGAGTTAGAGGTGCTGGTTGGTGTGATGTAATTATGGATAGCCCACCAATTGAATTATATGAGCATTTCAATTGGAAACCATATTATTTAGCTAAAGCACCAAATGGAACTACCTTATATTATAAATTTGATGGTGAAAAACATGTATGCCTTACTGGATTGAACAGAAATACATTTGCTGACATAAATTATGATCTAAAAGCTTTTAAAAAATTAGCTAGATGTAAATTAGTTAAATATAAAGAAGAAGATGAAGTAACAGAATAAAAAAACCCCAGGAAACTGGGGTTTTTTAAGTTATTTAAAAGAGTTTAAACCTTTCTCATTCTCAAATTGTAACCATTAGAATTAACTAGCAAAAACATATTGTCATAGTTGCTATAAAATAATAAACCGTTTTGTTTATTATCTTCTTCAAATCTACAAATCTCTTGGTTATTCAAATAGTCCAAAGTACATAAGTCTTTCAAGCCATAAGTGTTGTAATTGAAAAAATCTATATGATACTTTCCAGATAAATAAAACTTAACTAAAAAGAAAGACTTATTCATGTAATTAAAATATAAACTTAATTTAACTCGCTCATAATTATTCACAGCTATTAATTCTAAATCACCAATAATTCTATATGATCCAAATACATTTACAATTGGATTGACCTCTTTCTCATTAAACATATCATCAGTAATCAAACTTTTAACCTTCTTCATTTGTAACCTCACCTATCATTATAACGAATACTGTAATAAATGTCAAACATCCTTGGACAAATATACATAAAAATGTTATAATAGAGGTATGGCAAAACGAAATGATTTGTTGATCACAGAATTAACACAAATGCAAATAGCGGAAAAGCTAGGAGTAGCTCAACCACTTATAAGTAGATGGATGTCAGGAAGGTGTATGCCACGTCCATCAACAATAACTAAATTAGCAGAAGCATTAGGTGTAGATGAAAAAGAGTTATTAGTTTATATATATGACAAAAATAAGAAGATGGTCTGAATATTACAAGGTCAAGAAGGATAATGAGGGAAGACCAACATTATCTCAAGACGCTTTTTTGTCATCTCAATTAAACACTAAAAACAGAGAGAAAGCCCTCAACGAATACATTGAACTAAATATGCTAGTAGTCCATAAAATCTGCAAAAATTATAGGTGGAGTAATATTGATTATGAAGATTTAGTGATGTATGGAGTTGAAGGATTAATAGCTGCAGCCGATTGTTATGATCCAAGTAAAGGATTCAAGTTCCACACCTTTTGCTATCATTATATACTTGGAAGAATTAGAAGAGCTTTAGAACATCACAACAATATTATCAAGATACCAGCACATATAAACTTAGCAAAATTAAGAATCAACCATTTAGACGAAGATAAAGAATACTCTGATGAATTCTTATTGACACTTACAGATGAAAGATACACTTTGAATGATATTAAAACAGCATTAAGTGTTAGAAAATTATATGCTATTGATAACTTGGATTTGATTGTAGATAGAGTAGATGAAAGTATTAAAAATCCTGAGGTTAAGATATGTATTGATGAGATTCTAGATACATTAAAACCTATAGAAAAACAGGCAATAGAACTCAAATTTGGATTGAATGGACATAAACCACATTACTATAAAGAGATTGATAAAATATTAGATATTGATAGTGATGGTGTAATTAACAGGGCATTAGTAAGATTGCGTAATAAGGGTTTGGAAAGTTTACTGGATTATTTAAAATGAGTTTTAACCAAGCAAAACAAATAGGGGATAAAGAATCTGAATGTGTTGCTTTATTAATTGCTGGAAAAGGAATTACTGAAGTAGCAAAATTAACTAATACTGCTAAAAGTACAGTAGCTAGATATAAGGATAATTTGATCTCTGGAAAATACGATACTCAATTAACTAAAGTCCAGAATAACATGGCAGAAATTATAGCAAATAGTTTGATAGTACATTTAGAAGCTATGAATACTATCGCAAGAGTAGCAACAGATGAAAACTACATACAACAACAAGATGCAAAATCCATTGGCGAATTACATAACCAACTTAGGGCTTGGTCAATGGACATTCTCACGGCAGGAAGTAACCTCAAGAGCACAGTATCTTCCGACCCTGAACCAGAACTCATTGACGCCTATATCGAACCAGAAGATAAAGTTTAAAAACAAATACATAGAGTTCTTGCATCAAACTAGTCCAAGATCTTTCAAGTTTAATTACAAACATATAGAGCTTTTATCTGAAGTTTTATTAAAAGTATTCAACGGAGAAATTAAAAGATTAATTATTACAATGCCTCCAAGACATGCAAAAAGTGAAACTGTTACTATGAGATTTGCTGCTTACTGGATGCAATATAAAGCTAATCAAAATGTTCTTGTTGCTGGATATAATCAAAATATTGGACGTAGATTTTCCAGACGTACTAGAAATATATTAATGGAAAGAATTGGTTTAAATAATAATCACCAATCTATCGATGAATGGTCTACTCCAAACAATTCCACTTATTATGTCGGAAGTGTAAACAACGCAAAAACTGGCATTGGATTTAATTTGATTCTTTTAGACGACCTTATTAAATCCAGAGAAGAAGCAAATAGTCCTCAAATACGTCAAAGATTAGAAGATTTTTACTCCGAAGATCTGTATTCTAGACTTGAACCCAACGGAACCTTGATAATTACTCAGACTCGTTGGCATGAAAATGACGTTGTTGCTTACGCTATGTCTAAAGAACCAGATGCATGGACAGTTATTAATTTACCAGCATTAGCAGAAGATGAGAACGATATTTTAGGAAGAAAAATTGACGAACCACTTTGGCCAGAACGTTATAGTCAGGAAACATTATTTGGCATTCGCAGTGTACTTGGAGATTATTCCTTTCAAGCTCTGTACCAAGGCCGACCAACTTCAAAGGATGGTGATTTTTTTAAACCAAATAATATTAGTCTTAAAAATACACCAGGAAATATCGTTAGAAAAGTACGAGCTTATGATGTGGCCAATTCTCAAGGAAAAGGCGACTATACTGTTTCGGCCTTACTTGGTATAGACGATAAAGATCACTACTGGATTCTTGACTTATGGCGAGCTCAATTAGGAACCAAAGAACGTGATGAAAAAATACTTGAAACAGCAATTAAAGATGGCCAAGATGTAAAAATAATACTTCCCAATGATCCTGCAGCTGGAAAGAGTATGACATTTTACTGGACTAAACTTCTTGCTGGTTTTAATGTTGTTTTTGAAAGGCCGACAAACTCTAAAGAATCAAGGGCATCAGCATTTAGTGTTCAGGTAAATAATGGAAATGTTTCTATGCTGCAGGGAAATTGGAACTATGATATGATAAATGAGTTAAGGTCGTTTCCAAGTTCTAAGCATGACGACCAAATAGATGCTTTAAGTTCTGGTTTCAATGACTTAGCAATTAAAATTACAAGAAAGTTCCGTGCAATATGAATAAGTTATATAATTTTGATCCTTTTGATGGAGAAACTACAACTAGATTAATGGATTGGCGGATATTGATACCGATAAACGATGTAGATATGGAGAAAGTAAATACCATTGCACAATCAATCCGAGAAAATGGTTGGAATGATAGACCTTTATTAGCCATTGGAAACGAGGAAGATGCTTGTTTGATCACTGGCTCTCATCGTTTAAAAGCTTGTCAAATTCTAGATATTGATGTGCCAGTAGAGTTAATTTATGCTGATTATTTTGACTGGTATGATAAGGGATTAAGATTGGATAACGAAGGTGCAAGATTTGAATTATTGGAAGAGTATGGTAATGAATATCAAAAGAGATTATTATCTTTAGAAGAAGAATAATCGGGCTAAGTAATATAAAAACCATGGGAAGAAAACCAGTAGATCCAATTATAAGATTCAATAAGAAATATATAATTGATGAAGAAACGCAGTGTTGGTTATGGACAGCTTGCAAGAACCAAAACGGATACGGACAATTTAGAGTTGGTAATGTTTTAATGAAAGCACATCGTTATGCATACGAATATTTCATTGGTCCTTTAGATCCTGAATTAGAAGTTTGCCATAATTGTGCTACGCCATCTTGCTGTAATCCTCGACACCTCAGACAAGATACACGCAGCAGTAATATGATTGATATGTCTTATGCAAAAACTAACAATATGCAAAAGCTAACAGTGGAACAAGTAATAGAAATAAAACAAAAATTACAAAACTATTACTTTGGATTAGGAAAAAAATTAGCTAGAGAATATGGTGTTGATTCTCGAACAATATCAGTCATTAAAACAGGCAGAAATTGGAAGCACTTAGATATATCGTAAAATAACATTAGATTACATCGAGGATTTTAAAAAGCATGGGAATATTTGACCGTTTTTTAGGTAGAGGACAAAAGAATCAACCAATAGCAACTGTAAACCAAAATTTACCATTGCCGCAAACGATGAGAGGCTACAACTACCTCTCTGGAATTGGTTTACAGGATTTATTTGCTAACTTAAGTAGACGATTACCTAATACAAACAAAGACTGGCAAAATATCGCTGGTGACTTGATGCTTAACTCCATTGTAGCGATAGGAATGGACTATTATATCAGAGCATTTAGTCAAGCGCTTCCAATGGTTTACAGATTAGTTCCAGGTTCAGAATCAGAATATGAAAAATATCCTGAACATCCTATGCTTGCACTTTTAGCCAATCCTCAATACCAATTAGCTCCAACACGTTTCTGGTCTAATTGTATCATAGATTACAAGATTTATGGCAACGTTTATATCAGAAAAATTAGAAAATCAAAAGGCGGTCCAGTTATAGGATTGCAGTTTTTACCTTCTCAACAATGTCAGCCAGTTGGAGATAATGTTAATCCAATCACACACTATAATTATGTTGTTGACGGTACTCCATATGCTGTTTCCGTAGAAGATATCATTCACATTGCTTACGGTCGTGATCCAGTTGACTACAGACTTGGACGTTCACCTCTTATGTCAGTTTTAAGAGAGATAGCTACAGATAACGTAGCTTCTTCTTGTGCTTATGGTTTAATGAATAACTCTGGATTACCTTCTATTATGGTTAGTCCTGATGCTACTGATCAAATTGTAGACGTAAGTGATGATGATTTACGAACGCTTAAAAGACGATTAGAAGATTCATTTTCCGGTGATAATGCTGGTTCTGTTGCTGTTATGTCCGGACCATTTAAAGTGGAGCGTATCAGTTTTAGTCCTAACGATATGGCTCTTGATTCTATTCGTCACACCCCCGAAGAAAGAGTTAGTTCAAGTATGGGACTTAACTGTATGGTCTTAAATTTGTCGGCAGGTCTACAAAACTCAACCTATAGTAACATGCAAGAAGCAGAACAAGCAGCATGGAACCAAGGTGTAATTCCTCTTCTCACTGTGTTTGCTGAATCAATTACTCAACAACTTTTAAATGAATATAGTGAAAGTGTTGATGGTGATTTCTTTAACTGGGACCTTTCGAAAATTAAAGCATTACAAGAAGACAGTTATCAAGAAGCTAAAAAGGCTGAATTACTCTATAAATCTGGAATTATAGATAGAGCTGAAGCAAAGAGATTAGTTGGCTATGATTACAATGAAACTGATGAACAAATCTACCATCCAGAAGCCACACCTATATCTACTCAAAATCCTAATAGTTTTGTAAGATCAATCAAAGCAATGCCAAATAAAGGTATGCAAGATGAAGCTAAAAGAGGATTAGCGTGGAGAGAAGAGTTTAATCGTGGTGGAACAGAAGTAGGAATTAATAGAGCAAAACAAATATCTGCAGGACGTGAATTATCTGAACGTGATATTTTAGATATGTATAGTTTTTTTGCTAGACACGAAGTAGATAAAACAGCTGAAGGATTTAAACCAGGTGAAGACGGATATCCTAGTAATGGAAGAATTGCATGGAGTCTTTGGGGTGGTGATGCAGGATATGAATTTGCAAAGAGAGAAAGAAACAAAATAAAAGATTAGGTATAATAATTGTGTTGGTTCGTTATTTCCTAGATTCCTTAAACTGAGAGAGACAAAAACACCAGACTGAAAAGTCTGGTGTTTTTGTTTATTTACTTATTTGGAGAGTATCCAAAAGTATAAGCATAAAAACCTCTTGCATTATCTTGTTTGCTTACATATTCTGCTTTTGTGAAATCCATAACCCACTTATTTTTATATTGATCCTTAACACCAAAGGTTTCTGGTTTTGAAACATCTTCAAGATATAAGTCATTGATCATGGCAAAATTATATAACTCATCCAAATATTCTTCACTAATCCCTTTAGACTTATCTCTTACAACTATACAACCACATTGACCTGATTCAAAAACTCTAATGCTTTTTGTGTTCTTAAACATTTAATTCCAACTTTCTAACTAAACTTCCAACACCAATATAATACCAAAGGTTATAAAGTAATGCAAGAAAAAACCCTCATTTATTTTTGAGGGTTTTCTTTTCAAACACTAATCTGATAAAATCTCTGGTTGATCTCTTTAATGAAATAATAGAAACTTGCTTGAAAGCTACATTCTTCTAAATCAACATTCTTACAATTCTTTATAGCTTTCATTACATCTTTCTTATCTACAATTCCTTCAGTTTTTAAATTGTCTTTGATTTCATAATAAAAACTATCAAAATCACCAGAAAGATATCTTCCACTAATATCAATCATCTCTTCAACTAAAAACTTCAAATCAATAATTTTCTTCATAACTTTAACTCAACCTTTCCTACACCAATATAATATCAAAGGTTATAAAGGATGTCAAGAAAATAGTGAAAAAAGTTTTGCAATTGCTATATATAACGTTTTAGTGTATAATATAGCTATGAAGTACAGAGATTTGATTACATTGGCTAAGTTTAAGGCTATGGGTTTTAAAAATATTGAGATGAAATATATCTCTGAAATTAAACTTAACAGAATAGCTTGTGAGATTGATTTAAAAGTTGGCAAAGGTACGTACACAATTCCTTTTGAATGCTATAGTAATGTCCAGCCAAAGATTGTTTTATCAAGGCATTCTTTATTTCAAGAAGTGTTAAAGCAATTGGAAGAGTTTAGTGCCAAAGAATATAAAGAAAAACTGGCATATTTAGAAAAGATTGGAGTAAGGGATTGAAGTTTAATTATCTTTTAGAGCAGCAAGTAGGATGTTGTTCTTGTGATAAATATGAACGAGCTTATATTATTTATTGGTATTACAGCTCTCCATATTGTGTAGATTGCTGGTGTAAATTGATGGATTTTAACGCCGCAAGAAGGACTATTGTAATGTTCGAGACTGAGAAATATAGAAGCAAAAACAATGGAAAAAACAAGGCTAAGAAATCCTAAAAAAGATATAATGGTCCAACTCAAAAGCCTAGAATGTTTGAATAGTGGAAGTTCTGATTGGCATATGAGTCTTGCTATATATAAAAAGATTGAAGAAAGAATTAAGTGGGAGGAAATAATGGATAAAGAACGTTTAGATGCAATTGTAAAGCAATGGTTCGTTAGTGGTAAACCTAATCAAAGCATCAAATTAGATCGTGGTTTTTTGATTAATATTAGTTGTGTTAGAAATAAACATGACAATATGTGTGATTACAGATTTACATTACAATCACCTAATCATCACAACACTAAATGGATTGATGGTGATACAATAGATTCTTATTTTGATCCAGTTAATATAATCTCTGAAGTATTATGGGATGGATTTAAAACTTTATTCAAATTAGAAGGCAAGTATTTGATTAATCTTGAGCAATTAGAAATCAAAGAAGGCAATATTACTCAAAGCTACGATAAATATACTTTGCCTCCATCAATAGACAAAGACGGATTTTAATGGATTTTTTAGATAGATTACTTTTATTTACCTTTGCCGTGTTTAATTTATATATTCTTTGGAGAGTAAATAAAATTGAAAATGAAAGACCAAGTTATGAAGATATCAAAAACATCTTCGAAATTATGATTGATAAGATAGAAAGTAAGGATATATATGAATAGTGTTTACAAGTTTATTGCTAAGAGTGTTAACAAGTTAGATGGAACTCACAAGCAATATTTTATGGATGAAAGATTACGAATTATTATTGAGATTTATACTCATGCATTATCTTGTGAAACATATGATTATTGGATCACTGTAGGAAATAGTTCATCTAAGGCTTATTTAAACTCTGGATGCAAAACAAAAGATGAATTAATTGATAAGATTTATGATTCTTATGTTAAAGACTTTGCAAAATATGATGAAATGCTCAATGATCCTTTACTTTATGCAGGATATTTGAACAATAAAATCTATAGTCTTGAACTTGAATTAAAAATGCAAAAGAATGCAAGACAAGAAATGAAAGAAGATATTGAGAAATTGCAACAACAAGTAAGTGATCTTCTTAAAAATAACCAATCATTAATAGAGTATTCTTCTAAAACAGTCAAAGAAAATTATGAACTGAGATCTGAATTAAGAAGACTTATAGCAGATTTACAAGAAGAAAAAAATGCTCATACCACAACACAATGTAGAGCTATTTTTGCCACTCATATTCTTAATGGACACAGAGATGAAAGAGTGAAAGAGTTTATTAAAGAGCATGATATAATAATTTAGTCGAAAGACAAATCCAGACCATTGGTTAATACTTTAGAATTATTTTAACTACCTGGTATAATTCTCATGTCTTAATAGCATGAGACCTGGGGAAAAAAGAATCAGCCTAAAAAACTGATTCTTTTTTGTTTTTAAGGCATATAACTGTAAATGTGTAATACTTTAAAATATCTTAAATATCGTAAAATAAAATAAGACAAAGCTTCTTGAGGATTGAAATATGTTTAAAGCAATGCCAGATGATTTAAAAATGGGTGATTATGTTTCTTGGGGCACTTCTGCTTCTGATGCTAGGGGTAAAATTGTTGATATCAGAACAGATGGCGAAGTTGAATCTAGCATTTCTGGCTATACATTAACAGGAACACCACGAGATCCAGTGTATGTTATTAAATTAGTGCAAAAAGATCAAGATGGCAAAGATGTTTTAACAGAGCAAACAGTAGTACATAGAGCTGATGCATTAAGAGTAATTCCTGATCCTATAAAGTCAATGAAGACTTTTTTTAGTGCAGAATTAAAAGCAAAAGAAAATGGAATTGTTGAGGGATATTTAGTTCGCTTTGGCAATCCTAATGACACTGACCTTGAAAAAGATTATTTTACCAAGTCCACTGATTTTGGATTTGAGTTTGATAATGGTGAAAGTCATAAACTTGGTCTTTATTATAATCACGGAATGGATAAAGTTCTTGGTACTAAAAAGATTGGTTATGGCGAAGTAATGATGGATGATAAAGGTCTTTGGTATTCTGCTCAACTTAACATGGCAGACGAATATTCCAAGATGATTTATGATCTTGCTAAAAAAGGTCAATTAGGTTTCTCAAGTGGTTCAGCAAGTCATATGGTTGAGAGAGAAATGATGGGCAAAGCTTATGAAATTAAAAGATGGGCATTAGCTGAAGCATCATTAACACCTACACCTGCTGAATATCGTAACAAAGCAGAAGCCAAGAGATATTTTGATGAAGAGGGCAGATTTATTGACTATACCGAAAAAGAAAAAATGGAAATGTCAAAGAAATCTGAAGATGAATACGAAGATGAAGGTGAGGACGTTGATGAAATGGTGGAAGGATTAATGATGATTAATGCTACACCAGAAGAAATTGCCTCTACTATTTATGATGGAGTAGAGGAAGACTTGGTCGCTGATTCTATTCATTGCCTCTATAAACGTATGATTGAGGGTGTTTTAGGCATTGTTGAATCTGGTGGTGATATTGCTACTATCAATGCAGTAATTCAAGGATTCCACGATAGAGCTTTAATGGTTGCAGAGAAATATGTTGCAATGCCAGAAGCTCAAATGTCTATGGAAATGGAAGCGATGAAATCAATTGTTGCTAAATCACCTGAAAATATTAAAGAATGTGAAAGAGCCTTGCGTGATGCTATGGACCTTTCTCGCAGCCAAGCTAAAGGTTTGGCAAAATTGGTTTGGAATCATTTGTGTGATGCAAATGAAACTCAAGAACCAGAAATAAAAACAACCAATATTGAAAAAGATTCTGAGAGAAATGCGCTACTTAAGGAAGCTTTGAAATATTTAATTTAAGTCGAAGTACAAGACTAAAAAGGTAAAAAAAATGACACTTGAAGAAATCCAAGCCAAAATCAAAGAAAATGCGATTAAGGCTACAGAAATCCTTGATGCTGAAAATGCAGACACAACTGCAGCTAAAGCTCTTATTGATCAAAATAAGCAATTGGAAGAAAAAGCAGAAATGATTAAAGCTCTTGCTGAAGTTCCTGTTGCTAATGAAAACGTAGAGGTTAAAAAAATGTCCGATATTATCATTCCTGGTGCTAGCTCTTATGGTAACGTAAAGAGTTTCTCACCAGATACTCGTGCTGAAAAAGAAAAGATGGGTTTTGCTTTTGGTCAGATGGCTAAGATGGTTGGCCGTAATGACAAGAAGGCTCATCAATGGTTAGTAGAAAATGGCTACTACACCAAAGGTCAAAACGAAACAACCGATGCAGACGGTGGATATTTAGTCCCACAGATTCTTGCAAATGAAATTATCTTCCTCAGAGATAAGTTTGGTGTAATTCGCCAAAACGCCCGTGTCATGGGTATGTCCAGTGACAACTTGAACGTCCCGAAGAACTCTGCTTCCACAACTGCTTACTGGCCAAATGAGAACACCAACATTACTGCTTCTCAAGTAACCTTTAGCAATGTTCAAGTTCTTGCAAAGAAACTTGCTATTCTTACTCAAGTTTCTTCAGAATTGCAAGAAGATTCAATTGTAGACGTCGGAGCAGCTTTAGCCGAAGATATGGCCTATGTCATGGCTTACAACGAAGACCTTGCTTGTCTATTTGGTGACGGTACGTCAACATACGGCGGAATCACTGGTATCTTCAAGGAAATCGCTGATATTGCTGGAAACGCTGGTTATATTGAAACTGGTGCTGCAACAACTGGTAACTGGGGTGCTGCTACTCTTGCTGACCTTAGAAAACTCGCTGGTGCTGTTTCTCAATATGCAGATAACCAAGACCTCAAATGGTACATGTCTCGTGCATTCTTCCAATCTGTAGTATGTGCTGACCTTGATGCCCTCACTGGAAATGGTTTCTTTGACTTAACTAATGCACCAGGACCAAACCCAACATTGTTCGGTTATCCAGTTGTTTACACTCAAGTTATGACAAGTGATCCAACTCCTGCTGCTGGAACTGTTCTTGCTATGCTTGCAAACCTTAAGACTGGTTCTATCATGGGCTCTAGACGTGATCTTAGAATCCAAGTTAGTGATCAAGTTGGATTTATTTCTGACTCACTTTACTTTAGAGCTACAGAGCGCTTCGGGTTCAAATACCATGACCTTCCAACAGCTACAAGTGCAAATTCTGCAGCTGTTCTTGTTGCTAAAGCATAATCTTATCACACACAAGAAAAAGAGCAAGAGAAATCTTGCTCTTTTTTTCTTTATCACTAATATCGTAAAATAAAATAGTAATACAATTGAGGATTTAAAACTATGCCATTAAGTCGTTTGCAAGCTATTAAAAAATTAAGCTGGATGTGTCAAGCAGAAGCATTTCCAGAGCTAGATTCTAATGCGCTTGGAGAATTAATTGATGAGCACAAAAGATACTCAACTTGGACAGCTTCTGAAAGTTATAGTGTTGGAGATCAAATTGTTCCGACAGTTCCTAATGGACGTGTTTATCTGTGTACTATTGCTGGTACAAGTGGCACTGTGGAGCCTAATTTTCCTCAAATTATGTATGCTGTTGGTCAAAACTTTCAAGATGGTGTAATTCCAGCAGATGCAGATCCTTTAACATGGAGAGATGCTGGTTTTACTCAACAAGAAATCTATGATGTTAGAGCTTCCGCAAGAGAAGGATGGATGAGAAAAGCTAGTATTGCAGCTAATTTACTCAATACAGATGATGGTGCAACAAAGGTAGATCTCAATAAATTAATTCAAAATTGCCATGAACAAGCAGCTAAATTCAGGTCATTTGGAATACTCTAATGCCTACTCCAACCACCCTTTTAAATACACTTAGAGCCGCATCAGCTTATTATATGATGTCTGATAACGTTAAGATATTACGATCAGAAAGCTGGAATGATGAGTATGGTGGTGTGTATACAGATTACACAGTTGTCAGTACCACAAAAGCTAGATTAACACATAGGCAATATCAAGAAGAGCCTATTGGTGGTGGAATTACTAACAAAGATGAATATTATTTCATTTTTGAAGATAACATTGACATTAGATTTGAAGACAGAGTGCAAATTGTAAATGATCCGAACAGTACTAGATATTTCCTTGTTGTTGGTGTTGATGATGTTGTTACACAAGGTATTTTTAAAACTGCCAAAGTAGAGGTTAATTATAACTAATGGGAACCATCGACTGGCCTAATTTAATTCTAGGTATAGGATCTAATGCAATCTTGATTGTATCAGGCTTTGTATCTATGCAAGTTAAAATAGCAGGATTACAAACAAAATTAGAAGGCTTTGAGAAATCATTTGAAAAGCTTGTAAATAAAGTTGATACCTTAGATAAGCATCAATTAGAGCTTCACACTAATTTAACAAGATTAGAGACTCGTTTTGAAATGATAGAAAGAGAGAGATAATAAAATGCCTATTCCACCATCAGCAAACGTATTTTTAGATTTTGGTAATGCATCTTGTTTCGTAAATGGCGGAACAGCAGTAAATGACTTATCTGGAAATGGTAAAAACTGGACTTTAAACAACACTTCTTACACTTATGATGGAACTGTTGGTGCCGTTACATTACCACCAGGAACATATGCAGACGGAAATAACACACAATATGGTTATGGGACAGCTGCGTTTACTATTTTAACATGGCTAAAATTAGATCCTGTAACAAGTAGTTCAGCTAATATTTGTATTTTTGGTCCTGATGGTAGTGGAACTAGACTTTGGTATTTTTTGAATGGTAATAATGGAGCATGTTCCGATACTGGTAGTTCTGCAATTGTATGGGGTGGATCTACTTTCGATGGTAACTGGCATTTAGTAGCTTTAACAAGACCAGCAAATGGAACAGCTGGACAACAAAATTTTTATATCGATGGTGCACCATTGTCTCAAACTGCAACATTAGCACCAGGAACAAACTTAAACCTTGGAAATGGTGGATATGCAACTATTCACACAACTTTTAATCCAGATCCAATTACAATATCTACTTTTAAAATATATATGGCTGAATTAACTGCTGGAGAAATATTATCTATCTATACTGCAGAAGCTGGAAGATATACAGGTGGACCAACACCTTATGTAGGTAAATCAAATGGAAGAAGCTTTGGTCAAGGCTTTTCACAATAATGAATAATATTATTAATAGCACTATATCGGAGTAATAAATAATGTTTTATGTAAAGCAAAACGAAACTACAGCTTCTTTAAAAAGAGTTCCAATCTTAATGGTTGATGAAACAGATGGAGCAACACCTGAAACTGGATTAACTTTATATCCAGAAGTTTCAATTAATGGTGGTGCTTATGCTGGTGCTGCTGGAACATGGTCTGAAGTAGGATATGGTGTTTATTATTATCAATTAGATTCCACTGAAATATCTACTTTAGGTTGGGCAGGAATCCATGTTACTGCTTCTGGTGCTAGAAATTATGATGCAATTGCTCAAATAGCTGCTTTTAATATGTATTCAGCTGCTGGTGTAGGAATCACTGCAGGCGATGTATGGTCATATGATATCTCAGCTGAAACTACTGCTGGTACTGCTGGAAGTCAATTAAATCTAGCTGCATTACCTTCTGGTGCTGGCGCTACTGCTGGTGATGTCTGGGATTATGTTATTGGTGGAGATAGTGCTCAATTCCTTCTTGGTAATATTAATACCAATGTAAACAACCTTCCTAGTGCAAATACTATCAGAGATGCAGTCTGGAATGCTCAATTAGATGAATCTGCTGGTTTCTCAACATCACCTCCATATGCTAGTGGTTTAATGAGTCAAGCTGGTACTGCTGCTACAACTCTTCCTGCTGACGTTTGGTCATATGCTACCAGAACATTAACATCTGGTGGTGGTGCAACAGCTGGAGACATCTGGACTTATGATATCTCTGCAATCACTACTTCCGGTACTGCTGGAAGTCAATTAAATCTTGCAGCAATTCCTTCTGGTGGCGCAGGATTGACAGCTGGAGACGTTTGGGATTTCAATATTACTGGATTTGGTGTAACAGGTTCTGCAGCTGAGTATGTTACTCAAACAAACTTTACTGTTGGTAATATTGAAACTTATGTAGCTAACCAAACTCCACAAGATATTTGGACATATGCAGGTATTGAAGGAAGAACAATTACTGGTGGTTCTGTAACAAGCGTAGTTGATCCTGTTTCTATTACAACTGCTGCTATGGCTGGTGTTGCTAATACTGTTTGGACAGTTGCAAGCAGAACAATTACTGGTGGTACTGCAGATACAGTAACCAGTGTTACTAATACTGTTGATATTTCAACTCAATCCGTAACTGATATCTGGTCTGAGGATGTTTCTTCATACTCAACACCTTCTGCTGGTTATGATTTAACACAAGCAGCAAGTGGTGGTGCGGGAATCACTGCTGGTGATGTCTGGTCCTATGATATTTCTGCTATAGTTGGAGCAGGTTTAGCAGGATCACAACTTAACTTAGCTGCTTCTGCAATTGGTGCTACAAGTGGTGATATTGCTACAGCTGTATGGGATTACACTGGAACAACTATACCAACATCAACCAAGGAAACTCTAGAATCTGCAAATACTTATGCTTCTAATGCTTCATCTCAAACTGGTGCGTCTGCAATTAGGGATGCAGTTTGGGATACAGATCTTTCATTCCTTAGTGGAACAACTCAAGCAGCTGGTATTCTTTATGAAGCAGCTGCAGGTACTACACTTAATGCTCCAAGTGCAGTATGGTCTTATGCAACTCGTACATTAACTTCTGGTGGGGGAATCACAGCAGGTGACGTATGGTCATATGATATTTCTGCAATCACTTCTGCTGGTACTGCTGGTTCACAACTTAACTTAGCTGCTTTACCAAGTGGAGGAAGTGGATTGACTGCTGGCGATGTCTGGGCATATGATATCACTTCTGCAGTTCCTAATTCATCTGCAGAAGTGTTAAACTTTGCTAAATATTATGCTGATGTAGCTCAAGCTAATACTAATGATATTGGTGGTACTGTTTGGGGATATAATGCAACTTTAGGTGGAAGCATTCCTGCAGCTGGTGGATATTTAGTACAAGCTGGAGATGCAACAACCACTGCAATTACAGCTGCTGATGTATGGTCTTACAGCCCTAGAACAATTACTGGTGGATCTGTCACTAGTGTTGTTGATGGCGTAACTGTAACTACTAACAATGATAAAACTGGATATTCTTTATCTGCAAGTCAAACATTTGATTTAACAGGCAATATCACTGGTAATTTGAGTGGTTCTGTTGGTTCTGTCACTGCTAATGTTGGTTTATCCACTGCAACTCAATCTTCTATTGCTAACTCTGTATGGGGATATGCAACCAGAACATTAACAAGTTCAGGTACTGCTATCACTGCTGGAGATGTCTGGGATTATGCGGGTGGAAGAACAATTACTGGTGGTACTGTTGCTGATGTAACAAATCCAGTTTCAATTACAACTGCATCTATGAGTGGAGTAGCTGGAACAATTTGGAATTCTGCAGTTGCTTCTTACAGCACTAATGGTACTTATGGCAAGCTTGTTTTACGTTCTGATCAAGCATCACAAACAGGCAATGTTACTTTAAGAAGTGCAGCTGGCATTAACATGGTTGATGCAGATGTTCATAGAATTGATAATGATGTTGATGCTGCAACAAACCTTAAGAATGCTTTAACTGGTATTGGCGCTTCTTGGACAGGAAATGTTGTTGGTAATGTCACTGGTTCTGTCAATTCAGTTGTTAATCCAGTTGATGTTTCTTCTGCTTCTATGAGTGGAATTGCTAACACAGTATGGACAGCTGCTACTAAGACAATTACTGGTGGAACTGTTGATACTGTAACAAATCCAGTCAATGTATCTTCTGCATCTATGAGTGGAGTTGCTGGAACTGTATGGTCATATGGTTCAAGAACTCTAACAAGTGGTGCAGGCGCTACAGCAGGTGATATCTGGACTTATAATATTGCTTCTATTTCAACATCTGGTACTGCTGCTAAACAACTTAATGATGCAGCTGTTTCTGGAAGTGTAGTAACAGTTGTCAATGGTCCTTATGTTCTCACCTCAATTGCTGAAGGAACAGATGGTCAATTAGATATCTTGAGAAATAGTGTTCAAAGCATCCAACTTAACCTTGTTGATGGTAATGGTTCTCCATTCAATATTGGTGGAAATTACACTGTAGATGTGGATGTTTACGATGTATCTGGAGCTCTTGCAGCTAATTACACTCCAACTGTTGATTTTGCAGGAAATGGCATTATATCCTTCGATATTGACACAGATGTAACTGGTACAGATGGAAGATACACCTTGGTAGTATCTCTTACTGATGGAGATGTAATCAAGCTTGGACCACTCAACATTCTTGTGAGACCACTCTAATTATGGTTAAAACCAAAGTTGAATTAAAGATTAATTCTGCTGCTTTAGACAATGTTCTTAAAGCAGCAGAAGGTCTTGTCAATAATTCAGCAGAAGAATTAGCAAAAGAGATGAAAAAAAGTATCATTTCAGGTTCTAAATCTGGAAATCAATACTTTATTAATGGACGTAGACATCAAGCTTCTGCACCTGGACAAGCACCTGCAAATAGCACTGGAAACTTAGTAAAAAGTATTAAAGCTAAGAAATTAACTAATGGTCAAGAAGTAACTATTGATGCTAATTATGCAGCATTTCTTGAATATGGTACTTCTAAAATGAGACCTAGACCATTTATATTTCCTGCATTGATGAAAATCAAAAAAAGGTTATTATCAAAACTTAAAGGATTATCAAGATAATGTCATTTGAACCATTAGTAATCTCTAAATGGATTTACGATACTTTAAGCACTGATGATACTTTAGCTGCATATTTATCAGGATCTAAAGCACCATACTATCAACAAGGTGTTTATTTAGAAGTAGCACCTGAGAAAGACCCACGAACACAGCAAATGCCACAATTACCATACATTGTGTTTAGTAGGTCTGGATCTGATATTACTGATGAATCTGCCTTGTGTGGAAGTAGATATTATTCAATTCCAGTATATAGAATAACTGTATGGGATAATAAAAATGGAAGTATCAGTTATTCAAAGCTTAAAAATATCATAGAAAGAGTGGATACATTACTTTCTAATCAAAGCGTTGTTGATTCTGGCATTAAATTTTATTGTCAGAGATTTGATACTGATCAGCCGTTTGAAGTCGGTTCAGATGGCAGAGTCGATTATGGGTTAACCATTTTATATCGTTTCAATACAATAGTATAAGAGGTAATAATTATGC